GATTTGAAGTATCTTAGGGATATTGCAGAAAGAGATACTATAAACAGATTTACCACAGCAGAAATTAAGATTGACATGAAAAACAACAATAATATATCTTCAGGTGCTGACCTAGACGGACTTGTGTCAGACCTTGCTGAAAAGGCAGGGGCAGCACTCAGCATGGCAGCGGAGGGGGTGCATAAATAATGAGCTACAAATTCAGTTTAGGGAAGATAATGCTACCTGTGCCACCGTCTACCTTTCAATATGCGATTAAGGGGAATGATAAGAAAATAAGTTCAATAAATGATGGCGAATTTTTAGTGCTAAAAAATGCAAAGCTATCAGAGATAAGTTTTGAATTTATGTTGCCCAATGTAAAATATCCTTTCGCACACTATAAAGACAACAAATTTGAAGATGCAAAATTCTTTTTAGATAAGATTGAAAAGATGAAGGTTGCGAAAAAACCTTTTAACTTCATTATAGACAGATCAAGGCCAGATGGTGCTAATCTCTATGATTACAAAGAAAAGGTTGTAATTGATGATTATACCATTAAAGAAGGAGCTAAACAGGGCTTGGATGTGATGGTGTCAATCAAATTAACGCAGTATAGAGAAGGAAGTTTCAAGACAGTAAAAGTCAAAAAAGATAAGAAGGGCAAGAAAAAGCTTAAGACTAAGAAAAAGAGACAGACACACAATGCACCGATGTCTGATGGCAAGGCTAAGACTTACAAGGTAGTAAAAGGCGATAGTTTGTGGCTGATTGCTAAAAAGCACTACGGCGATGGCTCTAAATATAAAAAAATCAAAGAGGCAAACAAGAGCAAATTAAAACATGGCAATATGATTTTTAGTGGGCAAATTTTAACGATTCCAAAGTAAGGGGGGCATATATGACGGTAACTTTAATTATTGCAGACAGCAAAAGCACATTGTATGCCCCTATAGTGCTGGATGAAATTTCTTGGAAAACTGAAAGAAGAGGGAGCCCCGGAGTGCTATCCTTTAAGATTCTTAAAGATAAAAAATCAAATACATTTGCAGAAGGAAATCATGTCAGACTTGAGGTAGATGGTAAAAAGGTATTCTACGGCTTTATTTTCGCGATTAAGAGGGATAAGAGCGAGAGTATAAGCATAACAGCCTATGACCAGTTAAGGTATCTAAAAAACAAAGATACAATGTTCTACGCTAATAAAACGGCAGGAGATATTATCAAGACTATTGCTAAAACCTTTAGACTTCAGACAGGCAAAATCGAGGACACAGGCTACAAGATTCCAAAGAGGGCAGAGGACAATGTGACACTCTTTGATATCATTTATAATGCTCTTGATGAAACCCTTGATAATAAAAAACAAATGTATGTCCTCTTTGATAAATACGGGAAACTTACACTTAAAAGCCTTAAAAATATGGAAGTCAACTTCGTAATTGACGAAACCAATGCGGAGGACTTCACATATACATCAAGCATAGATAATGAAACCTACAACCAGATAAAACTTGCCTATGATAATGATAAGACTGGAAAGCGTGAGACTACAGTTGTAAAAGATGGCAAACATATCAATGAATGGGGAGTGCTCCAGTATTATGATAAATTCAAAAAAGGTGAGAATGGGAAAGCTAAGGCAGAGGCATTGCTTTCGCTTTACAACAGGAAGGCTAAAGGATTGTCATTTAAGAATGTTAAGGGCGATTTTAAGGTACGGGCTGGCAGTCTTATAGGTGTAGCGATTGACTTAGGCGATGTAAAGGTCAAAAATATGATGCTTGTCGAAAAATGCACTCATAAGATATCAGAGAATGAGCACTTTATGGATTTATCAGTTAGAGGGGCAGACTTCATAGAATAGGAGCGTATATGGCAGATATAAACGATTTGCTTGTAGTTATTAAGCAAGCGGCACTTGATGCGGTTGATAATGTGAAGCCTACGGCCTTTATGTTTGGGTTTGTGGAAAGTGCCAAACCCTTAGGGGTAAGAATAGACCAAAAACTTTTGCTTGATGAGGCTTTTCTTGCATTAACAAGAAATGTAAGTAAGTATTCTGTTGATGTTGAGCTTGAGGAAGAGACTGAATCAGAACAGGGACATAAACATAAAATAAAAGGCAAAAAGAAGATAACCGTTGACAACTCTCTTAAGGTTGGGGATATAGTCCTAATAGCTAGGGAGCAGGGCGGTCAAAGATTCATAATAATTGATAAGGCGGTGGGATTATGATACCTGATAGCTTTATATCGGATGTTGACCTTGAAGAGGAGATTGAGCCAAATAAGACTTATAGGATGAACTTCAAGGATAACATCGTGGAAGGCTTTGTTGATGATAAGGACGCAATCAGACAGGCGATTTATAAAGCCCTTGGAACGGAGCGATATGCCTATCCAATCTATAGCTGGGATTACGGTATAGAGTTATCCGACCTGTACGGTGAGGATGTAAGATATGTGTGTGCTGAGCTTGAAGATAGAATTAAAGAGGCTTTGACACAGGACGAACGCATTACAGATGTGTTAGACTTTACTTTCAACACGGAGGAAAAAGGCATCGTTAAAGTGGCATTTACAGTGGAGACAACCGAGGGAGATATCGAGATTGAAAGCGAGGTGAACTATTAATGTATGAAGAGATGACATTCGAGGCGATATTGGAGAGAATGCTAAACCGTATCCCCGATAGCCTTGATAAGCGCGAGGGCTCTGTAATATATGATGCCATTGCTCCTGCTGCCTTGGAGATAGCACAGACTTATGCCGACATGGACAGCATTATAGATGAGACCTTCGCAGATACTGCGTCAAGGGATATGCTTATCCGCAGGGCTAAAGAGCGAGGACTTACCCCTTACCCTGCTACTAATGCGGTTATAAAAGGTGTATTTGATATTGAAATCCCCATAGGTGAGAGATTCACACATGGGGATTTAATTTATACTGTCAAAGAGAAACTAAAAGACCACGAATATAGCTTAGAATGTGAAAGTGCAGGAATTGCAGGAAATAAACGGACAGGCTCTTTAATCCCTATAAGCTACATCGAGGGGCTGGGCAGTGCTGAGATATCGGAGCTCTTAATCCCTGCGGAGGATGAGGAAGATACGGAGGCATTTAGAAAGCGTTATTTTGACACCTTTAATGCAAAGGCTTATGGAGGCAATAAACAGGACTATATCAACCGTACAAATGCCATAGGAGGCGTAGGAGCTACCAAGGTAATACCAACATGGAATGGTGGCGGTACTGTTAAGGTTGTTATTTTAGATTCTGAATTCAACCCAGCTAACAATGAGCTAATCAAGAAGGTACAGAAAGAATTAGACCCAGCACGAGATGGAACAGGCGCAGGCATTGCTCCAATAGGTCATGTGGTTACAGTTGCAACCGTTGATAAAGTGGCTGTAAATGTCGGGGCTAAAATAACATTTGAAAGCGGTTATAACTTTAACAGCCTTAAAGCAGATATAAGCAGAGCGATAAGCGGATACTTGCTAGAATTAAGGAAGTCTTGGGCAGAAAGCGAGAGCATAACCGTTAAAATCAGCCAGTTGAATACAAGGATAACGGCTATTAAAGGGGTATCCGACATAGAAGGCACAACAATCAATGGAAAGAATACTAATTTGGTAATAACTGCATACAGCGTGCCTATAGATGGCGAGGTGGTAAATAATGCGTGATATTGATATCAAGTCTTATGTACCGCCTTTTTTATTGAAATACGGCGAATTAAAGCAGTTGTACGAGAGTGAAAACCCTGAATTTAAGAAGCTGAATGTAGAGACTGATAACTTGCTTGATAATCAGTTTATAGGCTCAACCAACGAAAAGGGCATAGCAAGGTATGAGGCACTACTTGGTATAAGCGGAATGCAGGAGTATTCCTTGGAAGAAAGACAAATCAAGGTATATACAGCGTGGATAGATGACATCCCCTATACCTTTAATACCTTGAAGGAGCGTATAGAAAGATTATGCGGCAAGGGAAACTTTACATTGGTAGTTAATAATGAGGCTAACAAGGTAATTATAACCACACATTTAGAGTACCAGTTGCAATCGGAGGAATTAGAAAGAATGCTTGATATTATCCTTCCTGCTAATATGGTGCTTTTAATCACTAACAGTTTTGATAATGTGCTCCAAACAGATTATATGTACGCAGGCGGTGGAGTGGTTACAACTGATTATATCGAGCTCACAGAATAGGAGGCAAGATGGCAGAATTTACAAAACTGATAATAACCAATAAAGGTAAGGCGTTGCTATCAGAGGTCGCAACAAGCACGAATAGGATCGAATTTACAAGGGTAAGCACATCCGATAGGACTTACGCAGAGGATGAAATTGCAGGGCTTACAGATTTGGCAGGCATCAAGCAGACAAACCATATATCGAATGTTGTCGTACAGGCAGGTGGCAAAGTCAAGATTGAGGCTGCCTTTGAAAATCGAGAACTAACAGAGGGTTACTTTATTACGGCTATAGGCATATACGCAAAAGCTGGGAGCGGCACGGAAGTCCTATATGCGGTAGCAATTGAAAAGACTGGTAGATATTCGATACCACCTTATAATAATGCTACCGTAAGCGCGGTTTATCTAAAGCTCTTCCTTGCGGTTGAAAATTTTGAAAAGATTACCCTTGAAGTAAGCCCAGGGGCATTCATTACCACAAGCGAAATAGGGAGAATCAAGGACGAGCTCAAGCGGGAGAATACGGAGACAAAAACAAAACTGGAGCAACAGGGTGAAGAGCTTAAGCAATCTCTTACTAAGGTCATCAAGGATATAGCCGACAGCAAGGGAGCGTCTACTACAACTTTCAATGTTGACGGCTCAATAACAACCGAGAACAGCCTTGAAACGGTTACCACAACCTTTAATAAGGCTGATAAGT